TCTTTATATAAGCACGCTCTTTGTCGATAAGTGCTTCTTCAGATAATCTTTTTCCCCTAACGAAAGGCGTTTCTTCTATAAAACTTAACAAGAAAGAAGCTCTTTCAGACTTAATTCTGAGATATGGAATGAGCTTTTCAAGAATTGGTTTAACATTATCATGACTTCTAATTCGCCAACGATACATAATATGACCCGTTGAGCCATCTTTACGAATACATGGCTTAGCAGTTGTCACATTTCCGCCAAATTCTGTCATTAAAGCATCAATCATTACTTTCTTCCATGATACAAACTGCAGAAAGGGATAATAAAGAGGACTTGCTTCAGTTTTATGTTTGATAATACTGAAACTCCCATCGCCATCCATCATTCCTGCAAGGTATGCCATTCTTATATTCTCGCTTTCCATCTGTTCCCTCAGTTATGATTTGATTTACATAACTAAGTTTACATGTGTTATATCAAAAGATCAAGTTAATTTTCTCTTCTAGGGTCTTGGTTTTGTAGTGTTACCTGCTCATTAAGCTGCACGTAAGTTCCATAGAAGCTTATTTTTGCATCTATCATGCTTGTTACTCCCTTTCGGGGGATAAGCCATTTCTGCTTACCTCTCCAGGTTTCCTCTGAAGGTCGGACTATCGCATCACCTTAACGGTGTCCTTGGGTTTAGTCTCTCAGGCTGCACGGTTTTATCCTGCTTGCCCCTTGTCACCATAGTTTTCACCTTAGGTTTCCAAGTCGATTACCAAAGATTTTTAGTGGACATAGAGTTTATCCACAGCCGTTAAATTCTGAGGCGGAGGAGTGACACCAGAGTTTCCAAGTGGAACCATCGCAGTGTTAAGGGGATTGTACCGTCTCATTCTGAGAGTAGTACCACCATTACGAGGCATATTTTTTCGCATCGCAGGAATTTTATGAATCATATTTGGAACTGGAACCGAAAGCAGCTTATACGAAAAGCTTTGTTGAACTGGAGCAGGTAAACTACTCGTAGTTGTAATAGACATATAAATTTCCTTTTAGTTTCTTTTCTGTGTGAAACTAATAAGAGGTTTATAGTATGCTAAGGTCTGACGAGGCCTTAATTGTACGTCATAATTGTGGCGTGACGAATGCCGATACGTCGTTGTGGGGTGAGCGACTTCCCGAATGACGCTCATAAAAACTCTATATAAAAATACCCAGCAATGCAACCGAGGTTACACTACCGGGATAAAGAAGAGTGCTTAGTTAGTGTGCTATTGATTTAATTTTTCTAAATATTCAACCGCTTCAAGAAGGGAGCACTTTTTTTGTAAGCAAACAAATGCAATTACATCGCCGCCTTTTTTGCAATTAAAGCAGAAGAACATTTTTTTATCTTTTTCTACACGAATAGAATACATTTTGTTGCAACCAGGACATTCCATATGAGTATTTGTCCCAGTGGATAGAGGAAGTATATCTAATTCGTCATCACATTCTTGTTCTATATACACGTCGATGGGCCATTTTTTTTGAACATTATCACACCGTGTCTCGAACTCACCTCTTTCCTTTTTTTTCTCTACAACAACTATATCATCTGAAAGAGTAGACGGATCATTAATAATATCCCTCACAAGTTCTTGAATTGAATTCAGGAGTATATACCAACATTTACCGCAGAGTTCTTTACTATCAAATATTGAATCATCTAATTTTATACGATCACCGAGTTTTAACATTCCCCATGATCCGTTTTTACACTTAGCGCAATGTTTCATTTTTTATTTTTCCCTTCATTTTATCTTTTTTATAACATGGATAACATCTTACTTCACGCGGTAACCCAACTTGGAAAAACCAGTACTTCATCTGTGTTTTCTTTATTTCTTTTGAGCAATCAGTACAGAGAGCCATTAGTTACCCTTCATTGCTTCTTTCATTTCTTTCCACATTTGCTTCTGTAGATCTGTGGTCAGCCCATTAGCAAAGGCATTTGCTCTGGAAATAGGAGAATCACCATGTTGTGGTGCTACTGAAGCCATAGGACGAGGCTTAGCTAAATTCTTTTTAGTAGCTTCTTTTTCTGGAGTGGTGCCCGGTTCTTGGTAGACACCAAACTTTTTGAGCATAGTATACGCTGACACTGCTCGAGTATAGTCATCGGGAGCAGTAGCAATGGTTGAAGCAAGTTCAGGATATGCATACTGAAACGTTTCTATATTGTCCTTCGTAAGAACTTTCTCTATGTCAGGATACTGTAATTTCAGTTTAGTTTCAGTTGTTTGTTGATAGGTCTGTTGTTTATAGTGTTTGAGTTCTTCGCGTAGTTTTTTCATGTCGTGAGCAACTTTGCTCAGATGTTTTCCTTCAACAAGGTCATCCGGATTGATACCAAACGTATCAACTTCTTCGGGTTCTGGTGCAACAGGCGCTCGTTGGTACTCTCTCGCTGCTGCTAATTCTTTCACTAAGCGTAATGCTTCATCCCGTTCACGTTCAGCTTGTTTTGATTTTTCACGAAGCGCTCGCATATTACGAGCTGTATCAGTTTCTTCTTCTGGCCTGGTCCATGAAGATGGAGTCTCTGGTTCTGAATCTTCTTTGACTGGTTGTTCAGTTGGTTCAGTTTGGTCATAATAGACGGGTTCTTCATGGTTTTGCAACATAGGATTAATGTGCGGTTGTACTTTCTCTTCTACCGCTCCAAATTTGCGTTCAGCCTCACGATTCATAGCATCGATGGCAGATTGTGACACAGGCGGCAATGAGTTGATGTCATTCATATTATCCCTTTATTATAAGAGGCGATTTTGCTTCTTCGTTATTAAGTTTTTTAGATTTGGTATACAATGTTCCGTCAAAGAACTCAAAAACAAAGTTCAAAAGTTCGCGTTCTTTAGCACTTACTTCAAGATAGTTTTCTTTTAAATGGAAGCAGGTATCTTTGCTCGGTACGGTCCATATATATTCGATTGCATCATCTGCTCTATTATATTTGAATACGCTTTGATCATAGTCAGGCGTCGGACAGGTAGACCGTGCAAAAAAGTAGTTGCGAAAGACGTTCGGCATAAGTTTTTCATTCTTTGTTATGACAACAAGAAAGAAATCTCCTAAAAGCTTGGATTTATGCGACATTGCACACTCAACAAGTTCTTTCAAATAGTCTTGAGTCATCTCCCGTTGTATCTCAATCGGGTCCCTTGATTCAGGGGTTTTTTGCATCAGCTCGAGAGCGTGCGCTCCCACTGTTTTCTTGGACATTAATCTCTCCTTTATGTATGATTCTTTAGATTCTTTTTTTTATAGGGTTGGGATACAGTTTCATGCTATTAACTGTATCCCACTTTTACTTCTTAGATTTCTTCTTTTTTTTCTTCTTCTTGCTTTCACCCGCTTCACTCAAAGAAATTGCAATTGCTTGCTTAGGGTTTGTCACAACGGGTCCTTTTTTAGAACCAGAATGTAACTTACCTTCTTCGTACTTATGCATTTCATCTTTTATTCGACGTTTTTTAGCCTTCTTAGGCGCATTCTTTTTCAATTTTGGCATTATTAATCCTTTTTATGTTTCAACTGAGGATACTTGGCATAGACTTTAGCGCGAATTCCATCAGGATTGGGCGCATAATGAGCTCGTGCTAATGCATTGCGAGCGCGAGAGAGCGTATTAATAGGAAAGCTATAGGCGGACGTGCCTCCTGCTTTCCCTGCAAACGCCTTGGGTGATACATTTTTGTATTTCCCCGTGTTTGAACCGCCTTTTTTATCACGCAGCTTCTCTTCTTTGCCGCGCGCAATAGAGACGCCCTTGGCTACTTTTACTTTTTCTTTTGCCATGGTCATCCAATTTCATCGTCACCAAATGGTGGTCGATTAAAGCTTCCAGGATCAAATTGGCGCTGAAATCCTTTGGTTGGCAAGTTGGCCATCGCATGACGATCCTCTTGGATCATACGAGAATCTGCGACCTCTTGACGTCTACGAGGCGTGATATTGTCGTAGAACGTTCCCATCGCAAACCTTACACTAAATTCATCCATGGTTACCTCACTCTTGTAGTGTCTTGAAACGTCAATCGCTTATCAATCTCTTTCTCTTTACCCTTTGGTTTATAGGCAATATTTTCAGGGGTTCCGAGCACTTTGTAAGCAATCTTCGTTCCTTTTTTACTGAATCGTGGCATTGCTGGCATAGTATTCCTTAGGCGGCCCTGGGCCGCCCTAGCTTGAGCGACGACGCCTAGTACTTATGGGGCCGTTCATGACGAGCACGTTTGCTTCCATCTTCGTCCATCTGACGATCAATACCAGATATTTTATCATTGATAGTTTCTGGCATATAACTTCCGCCTTTTGGCCAATCTTTGATCATGACATGCTGTGGCATATTAGCGATTGCAGAATGATCTTCACTAATCATTCCAGCATCCTTCATCTCTTGATGACGACGGCCTTCATGACCTTCATAATAGCCTTTCATCCCTTTGTGTTCATGCTCTCTATCTTTGAAAGACTGAGCTTTCATGTGGTGATGTCTTTTAGCCATTGTGGCTCCTATAGTTACTGCAGACTTAGCGTATGCTACCTGCAAGGTTTAATAACCTCTAACTAACATTAGCAGAGGAATTGTTGGGCTGCTTAACCGACTCAGCAAGAGCGACAAGCTTCTCAACAAGTGAAATAAACTGTTCTATGTTCTGCGCATTAACATGTGCTGCTATTGATTCAATAAGACTTAAAAGTTGCATGGTAGATCCTTTATTGATTAATGTTTGGAGTTCCAAGACTTTGTTGTGCAACATGAACTTCCTGCTCTCGCTCTTCATTCTTAACTGATTGTTGTAACGTAATAAGCTGTTCAAGCTGTTGGATATCCATAAGGTCGATCTCCTTAAGAGCCTTAACAAGATTGAGAAGGGTGACTGCATGATCTTTCTCCGCTTCAGCTCTGCGTTCAACCGCAAGTGCTTGGTTCTCTTGGACACGACTTGCTCGTTCAAGACCAAGACCTTCATCAGCAATCGCACGGGCCTTGGAGAGCTCTGTTTGAGCATTCATCTGCTCCAACTGCGCTTTCATCTGCATGTTCTGCATTTGAGCTTGTTGTTGCTCTTGTTTCTGAATCTGCTCGATAAGTTTCTTCTTGCCTTGAATAGTAGCAGCTTCTAAGAGCGCATCATTCGGAATAGGAACGCCTGCTTCTCTTAATTGCAGCAGTTGAGCAAACTGCATCTGCTTTTGCGTTGTCGTATTCAGTCCATCTTCTACCACAACATCGTATGTTCCGAATGCTTTACTATAGAACTGGTCAGTAGGTTTTTCATTCTCAAGAATTTTTTGAACTTTGCCCGGCGTAAAGTTCGCTTTCATGACATCAAGCAACAATTTACCCAGATTCTTTTGCGATTGATCAAGCTTGTCAAAAAGACCTTGAAGCGTCGTCAATCCTGCAGATTGTCTGAGCATCGACAAGACGCCCGCTTTATCATCAATCGCGCTTCCTAGAAGTTCTTCATTGATACCACTGATTTGTTCGATTTCTTTTCCGAGGATCTCTGAAAGTTGAATAATGGATGCCGGGACAGCAGGCGCTATTATTTGCTGTACGTCCGTCATCTGCGCCTCTTCTTTCAAGGCTAATCCTCGTCCTTGTCCATTCAAAAATACATCTTTAGGATTGACTAACGCATTCTCTTTATAAATCCATCCAGAATTAATTTGGCTTTCCAAGATATCCAGCTCAATGGCTTTTCGGCGATTATAAAGATACTGACTATCACGAAGATCCCGAACAACAGAACTAATCCGCCAAGGGAAATAAGGCATCTCTGGACGGTAGTATGCCACCACCGGAACGAAAGGATATTTGTCGATACCCATCGGATTAGCGTCATCATAAAATACTTTTCCTTGTACCACAATCGCAAGCTTAACAGTGGGAATCTCATTTTCAACAATGGTCGTATCAGGATAGGCCTGCAGAAAAAGCTTAAGCTTATCGTCATCTTTACTCGACCATTCAATCTGTTCACCCGTATTAGTATCAACAAGCATACGCT